TTTGTAGGATCTATACTCCAACTTAAAATATCCCCTGCGTCAAAATCTGTTGACTCGTTTTCAAAATCAAATATTTGTGTATGAAAGTTTCCGCTTCCAGAAGGAGTAGCAGTTAATGAAGCCACTGCCGTTCCGTTTCGAGCTTTGTGGAATCCTAAAACCGTTGATCCTGGACCAGTTCCAAAATGGCTGAACTGCATAGCGATTCTCAAAAACGTACCATTAAATGGAGCGACGTAGTTAGATTCCCAATCGCCAGCAGCCGTAATATCTGAATTTATATTTTCAACAACCCCAACAGGAAGGTATCTTTTATCAGCAGATGAAATACTGCCAGCAGTGCAAGTGATTACACTTATGTTAAGCGGATAGTTCCCCGCCTGTTTTAGCATTCCGTTTGAGTTTACCGAAAGCTTAGGCAAACCAGAAACGTCGTTTACGCTGAAGATGGTCCCTGAAGTAGTTGTGTCTACTTGGAAGAGATCGTGCGTACCGTCATGGATAGTAAAGGTGTCCGCCGTCCCACTTGAGTCAAGCTCGATGTCGAGGTTGTACCCGTTGGTGTCGATTGTTCTGTCGGCGCTAAGAGTCTGATCAGCACCGCCTAATCCGCCTCCCGAACTGCCAGTAGCTGCTTCTAATCCTATGCTAGTGCTGCTGTGATCGTAGGTCAAAACATAGTTGTCTTGACCGCTACCTACAGACTGATCGGCATTAAACGTAAAGTTTCCAAGAGTTACGTTACCTGTTCCGTTAGGAGTAAGGGTGATATCACCGTTGCTGTTAGTAGAGGTTATTGCGTTTCCGTTAATCGTAATGTTGTCAACGCTTAACGTAGTTAAAGTACCAAGACTAGTAATATTGCTTTGAGCGGCACCTGTAACAGTAGCCGCAGTACCAGAAACATTACCAGTAACATCACCCGTTAAATCGCCAGCAAACCCTGTGGCGGTCAATACACCTGAACTAGAGTTAAATGTTAGGTTTGTCCCTGACTTGGGGGCTAAGTCACCTGTTGCGGCTGTCGTAAACAGTACGTTGCAAGAAGTGTCGCTACTTTCGTCAGCTACTGTTACTGTGGTAGCTACCGCCGCTGTACCAGAGGTGTTCTGATTTCCAGCGGTATTTACACCTGGCAAGTTGATATCGCCAGTTCCATCAAAGCTAACGCCCCCAATGTTTCTAGCAGTGGCTAAAGCAGTTGCTGTGTCGGCGTTACCCTCAAGAGCTCCGTCAAACTTAGTAGCCTCTATCTCACCAGAAGCCTTCATAGTAATCCCATCACCACCACTAACTCTAAATATGATTTGGTTGTCGGTCCCGAACTTAATTCTGTTGTCAGCATCTCTACCGATCTCTAAGCTAGAGTTTACCACAGAGGTAATGCCTGTTTGGGCGGCCTCTACGTTTAGCGTTACACTACCTGTGCTGCCCCCACCAGAAAGACCAGTGCCCGCAGTGACACCTTCGATATCTCCATCACCACCGCCTCCAGTGCCTGCGGCAGCAATAGTAATTCCACCATCGGAGTTTGTAATAGTGATGTTACTACCAGCCGTAAGGGTAGCAACTGCTGGACCGCTACTGCCGCCTATAAGTAACGACCCATTTGTAGTCATAGCGGCAGCAGCTAGGGTGTCTGTTCCGCTATCCTGCGTGATAATTACAGCTTTGTCTGTAAATGAAGTTGCGTTGGTTCCGCCTTTTGAGACTGGCACAGTATCAGTCAAGGTAGACCCAGCAGCGGGAACGGTAATTGCAGCGGTCCCGTCAAAGTTTACGCCATTGATTGCCCTTGCTGTGGCAAGTGCAGTAGCTGTACCAGCGTTGCCTGACGTATTCAAGTCAGAGGCAACGACAAAATCCATATTATTACTGGAATCATCATAGGTTACGGTGATGCCCGTTTTTGTTCCGCCAGTAGCGACTAAAGCCCCAGCTATATCCTGAACCTGCTCAGTGGTTAGCTGAGTATTAGTGTCTGTAGACGCTATAGTAATATTGTCCGCATCTGTGTGAGTCAGGGTAATGTTAGACCCAGCCACAAACTTGATATCGTCAGTCCCAGAACCTGCACCACCTGTGGTGTTTCTGAGAATGATGTCATTAGAGCTATCAACAAAAGATAGAGTAGTTGTATTTTGAGTGTTGGTGTCTGACGGCAAAGCAACCCAGCCTAAGTTACCGCTAGCATCCGTTTGAAGCACTTTATTGGCATCATCAGAATCTACACCTGGGGGAAGCGTCAAGGTATATGTTGCCCCTGTAGAGTGAGCTGGGCTTTGGATTTTAACGCCGTGGGTATTGTATGAACAATTTAACTGTATGGCCCCTGAGGTGCCGCTAGTGGTGCCGTCACCCATAATCTCAACGCACCCTGTTCCGTTGGGGTCAATCTTTACATTCCCGTTACTAGTAGATGTAGTAATCTTACTAGACTGAACATCTAAATCTGCGCTAAGCTGAGGAGAGCCATCTAAAGAGATATTGGCCCCTCCGTCAGCGCCTGCTGGTCCCGTAGCGCCTGTGGCTCCTGTAGCCCCTGCAGCCCCTGCAGCCCCCGTAGCACCAGTATCACCCTTGACTCCTTTTTCTGTTACGGTTATGGAGCTAGAAGCTGGAGACGTAACTGTTACCGAAGTGCTACCCGATGCTGCTGTAACTGTTATAGCCATATCACCTAGAGATATCTTCGTTTACAGTAAATGAACCTCTAAGAATAGTCGTTACAGCTCCGTCTACGTTTTGCTGGATGTCGTAAGTAAACACGCCGACAGGAAACAAAGACATGACGCTAGCCGATGCCGTAACCTTTACAGTTCCGTTATCAGTAATGTCTGTAAACTCAAAACCCTTGTCAAGGCCGCTATTAACTTTTGAAACAGATTCAGACCCAACGCTCGATGCAACAACTTCTCTTCGAGCTGCTTTGCCCCTGCTTTGGGCTGGGTTTGTTTTTACGTCCATCAAAAAGCTGTAGCCTAACGTGGCGAGCTGAATAGCTGTACCGCTAGAATCTTTTAAGGTCAGGGTAAGCGAGAAGGTATCACCTCTTCTGCAAGTAATATCAAGCTTTTCTGATACGTCTAAGTTTACCTTGTTTGCCATTTTAGCCTAATAATGAGTTTACAATGTCGTCCACACTGTCAGCTGCCTCTGGCAACTCACCCCGTGTACCCTGTCTTTGAGAAATTAATTTACTCTGCTCAGCAGATTGCTTTTTAACCCTTTCGTCTTTTCTGTCTTCTTTAAGGACTTCGAGCTTTTCCTTAAACTCTTGCTCATCGGTTTTAAAGCCAAGCGTTGCCTGAGCCTTAATTAACTCAATCTCTTTTCTAAACTGATGTTTAACTTGCTCAAGCTGTCCTTCAAGTTGAGTTTTTAATTGAAGCTTCTGCGCCTCAATTTGTGCTTCCATCTGCATCTCCTGCATTTTAGCTTGAGAAGCAGCTTGCGCTGCCTGTTGTGCAGATTGGGCTTGCATCTGAGAATTTTGCAGAGCCATCTCTTGCATTTTAGCCATACGCTTTTTGCGACGAACAACTAGAAGACGCTCGGCTTGGTTTACATCCTTCATGTTTCTTATAGCAATAGCATCTTCAATGTCAAGTTCTTTTTGCTGAATAGACATCTGTATGTTTTGCTCTAGGTAAACCCTGTCCTGATCCTCCATTTCTTTTACAACCTGAACCCCAAAGTTGTACATCGGCAAGTCACTAAATGAAGAAAGAACAGACATGTTTTCTTTTCCTATGGCGTTTTCATAATGCCTATACAAGACGCAATCTTGAGGGAGGATCTGGATGCACTTTACGATGTCTTCACAAACCTTCTTGTAAAGAATCATAGAGGCATTAGTAATATCATAGATGGCGTTGTTGCCAGCTGCGATTGCTTGCTGCTGAACACCTACGAGGGTATCGCCTTTTGGAGTGGATGCATCCATCATCTCGTTGATACCCGTTGTGTCACGGATCATTCGGAGATAGTGGTTATACAAACCAATTAATTCGTTGATGTTTCGGATGCTGTTACCAATCTCTCTTACGGGTGGGTTCTGGAATCCACCTTCTGGATTCTTGCTTCTGTAGTAGAAAACACCAGTCTGTTCGTAGATGTCATGCAAGTCCAGTGGTTGTAACTCCCCGCCTTTTCCAAGCTGAACGTTTTCTAGCCCCTCGATATCAATGATCAAACCATCAGGCTTTGCCTTGGCAATGGCTTGCTGAATCTTCAGGTGTGTAAGCTGCAACATATCAGCAAAGCCAGTACAGCTGTCCACCATGGACTTGGGCATCATGTTTCTGATGTTGGTTGCCACAACAGAATATGACAGCCTACATTTTGAAAGATCATGAATATTTTTTGGGATGTTTTTCATCATCCCGTAATTAAACAAGATGTCAGAACCGCCCATGACGAAAGACCCGCTATATACAGTGGAGATCTCCATTTTGTGTGGAGTTCTATCAAACACGCTGCCCTGCTTTTCTTCGTAATCAAACCCCTTCATGAAGAAGTTGATATTACCAAACCTGTTTTCTTTTTCTTCGAAGTGGATGCAATCAACAGATATGAACTCAAAGTCGAGAACGTCAACCATGTATTCGTCATAGCCGTATTCTTGACGCATGGCTCTTTTGTTGTATGACTTTCTGCTGTAAGCGTTAGGGTCATTGCCATCTCTGTTTCTCGCAGCTTTAGCGATACTCTCGAAAACTTCTTCCTCTAGCTCATGTCCAGCTAACCTTTTTAGCTCCTGTATGGAGATAGTTTTAACATGACCAGCGTACATCATGTCATTAAAGCCAGGGTCCTCCGTGTAGCTGTGAATAAAAGTAGAGGGGTCTACATACTCTGTTTTAATTCCTTCGTTTGGGTCGTTGCTTCGTTTTACAACAGACATGCCTAACGCAACCAAATCGTTTACACATCTTCGGAACACATTATCATTGAATGAGTTCCAAGAAAGGGTCATGTTAGTTCCGATCTGAGCTGCGATCTCAGCATCAGTTTTTACGTTTGTCCCTAAAAGAATTTCAGCCTCTTCAAGACTATCAGGAAGTTTATCTGGATCCTCTCCGATAACCATACCTGTATTTTCTTTTAGCTGTTGAAGTTGCTTTTTTGCTTCTACCTGTATTTCTATCCTTCTTTTTTTGTTGTTCTTTTCTGAAGAAGAAAGCGGGTCAACAGCCTCAAGATTTGGATACGGATTTCGAGACAATATTTTATTTGCAACCACCCTAACGAACTTAGGGAGGATTGGCACTGGAGTGTAATCAAGATTAAGAAGGCTACCATCTCCGTCATTGGGGGACAACGATCTTAAAAGCTTTTTGTAGATGTTTGTATCCTGCGTGCCGTTGGCGTAATCTCTGCTTCTTTCGAAAATGACATTTCTTCTGCCATACAACGAGGTTGCGCTTGTCATCTTTCCCCACTGAGACTCAATCGCTTTCGCATACTGCAACCCGTAAGAGTTGCTTTTTTTAGTCTCTGTATCAGCAAGAGGATCGGGAAAGGAGCTTTTACGCTTGTCGTTTGTGTAATTCATTTGTTGATAGCACTATAGGCGTATTTTGCAAATATAACAAATACAGGCTAGACCTTATATTTCCTGAAAAACACCTTCTCCTGGAAGTTAGTCCGTTCTTTTTCTTTTGGTTTTTGAGCAGCCAAAAGCGCTAAGCCAGAACTAATTGTTAAGTCAAACTTAGTTCTCTTATCTATCTTGAATCCTATCCAGTCTTCTAATGTTCTGTTGAAATACATCTTCCCAACCTCTCCAGTTTCATGATCTATACCTACGTGTTCATGGATGTACTTTTCTATGGACTGAGCATGTGACTGAATAACATCTTGAGAGTTAGACGGTATACCTTTTGTTTTAACATTGACATGTGAAGAACTACTTAATAGGTGCTTCGGCCTGTCCATTAAGTAACCATCGTAACCCCTTGACTCAAAGTATCTTACAATGCCGTACTTGTTGTTCTCTACAAGTAGTGGGTAGCCATAATAAAAAGCGCACATCAAAACATCTTCATAAAAGATACTGGCAAGGTCTGGACGAGAAGCATACTCAACCACAAACATGTTTGGAGGACGGTTCAGGCTGAACTTGTTGTACATGTGTAGCGCTCCCTTCGATCCCCTGCCGTCTACTGTTGCGTCCAAATCATAGGAGTCAACGCCGCCGCACCCATACTCACTAAATGGAGCTATCTTTTTACCCCTGTCGATTTTTATGATATTCCTGTCGGAGGGGTCTGGCATCCAGCAAACCCTAAACCTACCGTTAGGTGTAGGAGAGAACACCACCTCTTTATCTTTTTCTTTCCATGTAAAGTTTCCCTTGATTACAGGATCTGGAAATAGCTCCTCGTTGTGCTCAATCTGTTGATATATCTTTCCAATGTTAAATAGGCTGCCCTCGATGCTATCTCTAAATT